TGCTCCTGTTTGTGCTGATGTGAATGTAATTTTTGTTTTAATAGTTCCTGAATCACTATAATCTACATCGTAGTCATAATCTGTACCAAATGTTAATAGACTTCCACTTACTGTAATACTTCGTATATTTTTTATATTTGAAACACTTATTAAATGATCTGAATCATCATCAAATGTCCCAGTATCAGAAGCAGTTGTGACACTTCTTTCTGTAGTTGTGAGAACATCTGAATTTCTTACCCAATGTAATAATTCATTTATTGTTGTTGTTGCGTTAGCCATATTGTTCTATGTTTTTTTCGATTATTTTTTTTAATTTTTGATGTATTACTGGTCTTATGAATGGTGATGGTCTTATACCTGGATGATTTACTTTTTTTGTAAATACATCTTTACCATCAACATTAAATTTTAATGCTTTTCCATTTTTAGGAGTTATAATATGTGGATTTGTCCCATATTCAATATATTCTCCTTGAGGTGCCATCTCAATGATAATATTATTACCCTGAATCTTTGCAGATATAGAATTTTTCAATTCGCCAGTATCGACGTTTCCGTTTTTACCTAATTGTATAACTAACTCATTAACGAGGTCGTTTGCAATTCCGAACATTACTTGATTATTTGCCATATCCACCTGGATTGATTTATAGAGGACTTCCTCTTAATATTATTAGTTTTTTGTTATATTTAAATTCTTTTTATTATTGTACTTTAAATAAATTGCAGGATTTGAATAGTTTATCTCCTGATGCCTGCCTTGTTATTATATTATCTACTCGATATTTTTGACTATCAACAGTGATTATATCTTCTTTATTTAATGCTTGATCCTTGTCAACTTGCATAAATGCATCTCCGTCTTCAAAAAGTCCTTCTTTTGCCCAGTCAAAGTTTTGAGACCTGTGAGTAAAAATTGCTGTTATATTTTGGTTTGTACCAGAAGTATATGTTGGACTTCCAGTATTATTAGAAACTGTTTTTGTTATTGGAGTTCTAACAACTGTTTGGCCAAAATCATTTAATGCATTACTAGTAAAGTCTGCTTCTACAATGCCTATATCGCTTGCGCCTGACATTATGTAACCTCCAAATATATTATATCCATATTATTTTTAAGTCTATAATATATTTAAATTCTTTTAACGGATTTATGGAGTTTGCCATGACACGACGCACATAAAACTAATAAATTCAAGACATCGTTGTTGTTATGATTTCCGTCTATATGATGAACATCTATTTGCCCTTTTTCTTTACCACACTGAGAACACTTTCTACCATATATCTCAAAAGCATTTCTTTGATATGCGTAATATTTATTTAAAACTGGGTTAATATTTTTTCTATTTCTTTCAGATAAATCTGGGCGCTTTCTTTTCCAGTTATGATTTTCTGCTCCTTTGGAACGATTTCGTTTATCTAATTTATCATATACTTCTTTAGAATACATTTCTTCCCACTTTTTGCCTTTATTCCAAGTCCCATTTTCTTGACGCCATTTTGCCATACAAGTTCTATCACAATATCCTCTCTTACATTTTGGCCATAATTTCTTTCCTGTTTCTTTTTTGCAATAAGCACATAATACCATATTTAAATGAGGATATGGGATTTTAAAAAACTATCTATTTAAGAAAATGAAGGCCATGGAGCTATTTGTGATATAAGAAAATCTCTCTCTTTTACCCAACCTTGTAAATTAGCTGAAAAATGTGGGTGAGGAACTCCTTTTGTTACTTGATAATCTGGGACTGAATAGCTCGTTGCGAATGTATAAGTTGATCCAATCATTTTAAGTGCTGCCATGATTGCTCCAATAACATTTGCTAATTGTGTTATTATTAATGGTACTTGTAATTTTGTTACTGTAGATCCAATTTCATGTGGAACTACTAGATCTAAAGTCAAATCGTTTGTATCAACTGACTTAACCATTGCAGCTTCTTGGTAACCATCAAACCCTTCAATTAAAACCCAATCGTTTTCAGAGAATAAACTTCCGTCGCCAACAGTTAGTGTTTCGTCTGTTCCTGCTACTGATGCTACCGTGCTATCTGATTGAACTGTTGTTTGTTCTAACCATGCATAAGTATATTGGATTCTGCAATTGTTTGGAGTTGTGCTTGCATAAAAAAATGATTTATCAGCAGTGCTTTTTAATCTTACTTGCCCTGCTTGATTGAACGTAATATCATCGATGTCAATTGTTGTGTCATCGATTTCTAGTTTGTTAACTGTTAATAATGGAATATTTTTTAAATAAACTAAATTATTATTATCTCCATCAAACATCCAAGTGTATTTTTTTGGAACACATGTTGTTTTAATAATTCGGTCTACTTCTGCATCTGCGTTTGCTATAATTCTATTTATTTGTGCTTCTGGAAGTTCTGTTGATGTAACACCTACTTTATCGTAGATGTCATTTGCTGTTGCATATGCCATTATTTATTTGACACTTACTTTTTAGCTTTTTTAGTCTTCTTCTTTTTAGGCTTTTCTACTTCAGAGATAGCTTCCTCGATTGAGTCAACTTCTTTCTCTTCTGCGGATTTTTTTGGAGTCTCGACTGGTGCGTCTGCTTCTTTTTTCCACATGTACTTACCTTCTTTGTCTAAATAACGTCTTAATGCCATAAGTGTTTTTCCTCTAATTTAGTTTTATGAATTTCCTTAAGATGATATTCCTTACAATAGGTGATTCCATTTTGGATATTGAACCTTAATTCTGGATATTTTGAAAATGATTTTATATGGTGAGCGTTTAACATTACCCCAATTTTATTATTACAATACTCACAATCCTTTTTTTGACAGGTGAAGTTATCTCTTAAAAAAACCGATTCTCTCCAAATTTTATACAATGAGCTGTTCCTTAAATTAAGATTTAAATCAGTTATGCCACCACGCCACAAATTACAATCACTTCCTCTTTTCGTATTTTTACTCATTTTTTGTCTAGATTCAATGGTATGTTTCTTTCCAAGCATCCCACTAGACTTCCCAGTTCTGAAATCTGCAATTTTCTTCTTTGAATCTTTAGTATGGTTTCTCAATCCGGATGTACCCTTATGCACTGGTACATACCCCTTCTTAAACGCAGTTTTTGGGGTATATCCTTTCTTAAATCTTCCTTTTGAATCTCTTTCTGCCATTTTGTTTTTTTGTAATTTAGTTATGAGTGTTAAGTTGCACCTCATTTTGAGAATGCAACGGGTTAATTATAACCGACTGCCACAATTAAGCAATTTCAGTAATACTCGAACAAAATGATGTATTTCTAATGATTAGAGCTTCATACATTTTCAGCATGAATTTCTCACTATCGTTAGTTTTTGCAAGCTCTTCGTATGTCATGTCTTGTAGGACTCTCATCTCTACAACACTCAAATCTAGGAAATAAATTGCTTTACTACCTGTTGTGTTTGTCATGAACATACTAGGAATTACAGTTACTGGTCCAACCATTGTATGTAATACAATAGATTGAAAACCCCATAATACCTGCTGTTGTGCTTGCATATAACCAATCTTCTGTTGCAATAAGTTCAATAGATCTGTGTAAACAGAACTACAACATACCGCTAAGTTTGGTCGTCCACCATCGTCGAATGCATATTGGATTGCTGTGTTTATGTCGTCTAGGTCAAGAGCTGTAGTGTTCTTGTCTACTGTGTTAGTAGTGCTCATCAAATCAATGATACCATTGAATTCATTTGCATCATCATCTGTATCACCATTGATGATCAAGTCCTCTTCTAACTCTTTCAATTCTCGTGCCTTAATAAGAACTTCCAATTGCTTTGCATTTGGTGCTCCTTGGTCACTAAATCCTGCACCCATAGATTGGCCTGCCCCTGGTTGGAACCCTGCCAATGCGTAAGCTGGAATAGCTGCCCTTGCTGGACCTGTTACTCTACCTACTGCATATAGGAACTTGATTTCTGTTGAGAATCTATCGTATGTAGTATTTGTCTCTGCTAGAGGCGCATCTTCGCTTGCAACAAATCCACCACCTTTAGCGGTTACATTGTTGTAGTCTGCATACATACCAAAGTTAGATACTCTTGGGATTATTTCACATAAAGGAGTATATTTCCTTGTTTGATCAATAATCTTCGGATCGACATAAACTGGGACAAGTGCATATCCTGCTGTACCCGCTCCACCTGATTCGGTGTTAAGTGCCTTAAGATTTACGTTATCTTGACCGAACATATTTGCTCGAATATCAGTTTCGTATCTCTCAATTCCACTAGATAATGCTTTCACATCAATTCCAGCATACCGAGTCTTGTTTGGAAGGCCTGCGAATGATTGCATATAAGCTCCGCCTGCTGCGTAGCCAAGTTGCGAATTTCCTGTACTTGCCATCTTATCCAATTAAGTCTAAAACGTTAGTTTTTGCTTGTTGTTTAGTTTGTGGCGCAGATTCTTGAAGTGCCTTCAATTGAGGCGATTCAAGATTCTTTTCAGCTTCTAGTAACTTTGCCTTCAAAGATGCATTTTCTTCCTTCAAAGCTTTGACTTCTGCAGTTTCTTCTGTCTTTTCGGAGGGTTCAGATGTTTCTTCCGCGGCAGGAGCTTCTTCTTCAGTCTTTGGCTCTTCCTTTGATTCTTCTACTGCTTCTTCCTTTGCAGGTTCTTCAGTTTTTTCCTCAGGATTTGCCTCTTCAACAGATTCGGTCTCAACGGGTTCATCACCCTCTCCAACCTCTGTAGATTGCTCTTCTGGTTTTACTTCTTCTTGGGCAGGTGTTACATTTTCTGTTTCTTCTGCCATTTTTGGTTTGTCATCTGGTTTAGTTGATTCCTCTTCTTCTCCAGTTGATTGTGATGGTTCTGGTGAGAATGCATTTCCACCAGTTTGATTCTGCGGCAGTTTCCTTCCATCCGCAGTCACGCATAATGCTTTATTTTCTGATTTAATATTTGTTAATTGATAATCTTCTGGTTTTACTTCTTCTACATCTTCTGGAATAATAATTTTACATCCATGTGCTTTAAGCATATCACATGCAGATTTCATTTCTTGAGTCATTTTCTTTTTCTTTTTACCGCATCCTTTTGTTTCTAATGAAAACATCTTTATCATTTTGTCTTTTTGTAATGCTTTAACAATAAATTTCTCCATTTTGGCTTCAGGATTTACCGGAGTCCCTGTGATTCCAACATTGATTAAATCAACTTTTTCTAATCTACGGATTTCTTCACCTTTAATAAAAATTGTTTCTTGTTCTTTTGGAACAAATTGGATACTAAATGCATCTAAATATCCACCTTTAATAGATTCCCAAATTGCTTTAAACTCTGGGTGTGCTTGGTTAAGTTGTGCCTTTACCCATAAACCTTTATTATCTATTTTACTATCAATTATTTTAAGTTTTGGAATCATATCATAATCATTTTCATAATAAGTTTCATGGTCTTCATCCATTTTTATAACTCGAGTTTCTAGTTGTTTTTTCATATCAGATAAACATTTTTCTGTTACCATATCTCCAAATAAATCAACATCAGTTGTAGAAATATAACCTTCTACGATATATTCAGGCTTCCCTTTTACCTCAATTTTTCTTGCAATGAAGTTTGTTTCCATATTATTTTTAATTTTTTATTTTATTTAAATTCTTTTAATCTATTGATTCAACTATACACGGCGTATTTTGTTCTTCATCGTGATAGCAAGTGTGAATTCTATACTTGTAAGTTTTACCAGATTTTTCTTTTGATTTTAATTTGTCTTTGCATTTTTGTTTGTCTTTTGATTTTTCTTCTGTGATTTCTTCTTTGATAAAATCTGCTTGATAATCTTG